ACGAAATCCTGCGAACTGGCAAAATGTAAGTGAATAAAAGTAAAAACCCCGTTTGTTGGCAGCAAGCGGGTTTGGTGTTTTCTGACCTTGAATAAGGCAAGGGAGAAATTATGGGTAGGGAGGTACTTTCCCTGTGAGGAAGTATAAAAGATTCTTTCTGAGGTTGTCCATTATGAAAGGCATTGAAGTGGAGACGCCAGCCAGTCTGGATTTAACAAGAGCGGCAGCTTTTGCCATTCGTATTGTGGCCATTGCTGTTCTGGTCTGGGCAATCCGTTGGTGGTGATATGAACCGTGTTCTGTGCGTGGTCATTATTGTCCTGCTGGTGGCCTGTGGTGTGCTTAGTCTGGGGCTGAATCATTACTGCGATAACGCCATCACCTATAAAGCGCAGCGCGATAAAAAAGCCAGAGAGCTGGAGCTGGCAAACGCAACCATTACTGACATGCAGCAGCGCCAGCGTGATGTTGCAGCGCTCGATGCCAGATACTCGAGGGAATTAGCCGATGCGAGAGCTGAAAATGAAACTCTGCGTGCTGATGTTGCCGCTGGTCGTAAGCGCCTGCGGATCAACGCCACCTGCTCCGGTACCGTGCGTGAAGCCACCGGCACCTCCGGCGTGGATAATGCAACCGGCCCCCGACTGGCAGACACCGCTGAACGGGATTATTTCATCCTCAGAGAACGGTTGATGACAATGCAGAAGCAGCTGGAAGGGGCACAGGACTATATCCGCACTCAGTGCCTGAACTAAGTTTTGCGGATGCGCCGTATCGTCGCTGTATTCCCTCATTAACAGAGACCGCAGCCCGACAGGGAGACTCCTCTGCGCGAGTGTGCGGGGATAATCAAAAACGATACACACCGGGGTTTACCGCGTTAACGGAGCGCGGCGTTGTCCCCTCATAGTCGCTGGTCCGGTGCGATGGTGGAAGAAACCGGACTATATTACAAATGATAACCATTATCATCTTGCGGGTCCTCCTGGTGGGGTGGGCCTGAACACGGGGCGGGCGGCGCGGAAAAAAGCGCATTTTTGTGATTTTATCGTCATCATCATCATTAGTGTAACTTGTTGTTTTTAATGTATTTAGCATTAAAAAGATGATGGTTGCGGTTGATTTTTGTTCGACATCTTTATATGGCGGCATTTCTTTACAAAAAAACAGAGTCACTTCTGTTCTGCGGTTTATGTGGAGGGATGTAAATGGACGGCGAGCTGAAAAATATGAAGTTAAATATTAATCAACTGGCAGCCCTTTCAGGTCTGCACCGGCAGACTGTTGCCGCCAGAATGGCGGATGTTCCTCTTGCACCAGGCAGTAATGAAAAGAAAAAACTGTATCTCCTGACGGATTTGATAACTTCGTTGCTGGAAAAACCACCATCTTCCGAAGATGAGGATATGGATCCTCACGCTCGTAAGGCATGGTATCAGTCCGAGCGCGAGCGTCTTAAATTTCAGCATGAAACTGTTCAGCTTGTGCCAGTCAGTGATGTCAGGCGGTCCTTTTCTGTCGTGGTGAAAGCGATAGTTCAGGTACTGGAAACCTGGCCTGACCGGCTGGAGAGGGACAGGGGGTGGACCGCATCACAACTGAATGAAGTACAGATTGTGGTTGATGAGATCCGCGACACACTGGAAAAGGCAGTCATTGACTGTTGTGATGAGGCCGATATGTGAATCAGGTGAACGAGAGCCATAGCCGCGCATCCGATATCTGGCGCGAAGTGGCCTCGCTGTTTCGCCCACCCAGCCGGTTACCAGTAGCGGAAGCCATCAGGCGTTATATGCGGGTACCACGGGGAGCCAATACTTCCGGTCCGTGGGAGTCATCACTGACGCCCTATATGATTGACCCCATTAATACATTATCAGCCCGTGAATATGACGCGGTGGTGTTTGTGGGACCTGCGCGAACCGGGAAAACCGAAGGGCTGATTGACGGCTGGATTGTGTACGGCATCATCTGTGATCCGGCGGATATGCTGGTGGTGCAGATGACTGAGACGAAGGCGCGTGAGCATTCCAGAACGCGTCTTTCCAGGACGTTTCGCCACAGTCCGGAGGTCAGCAAGCGCCTCAGTCCTTCCCGTAATGACAACAACGTCCACGATAAAATGTTTCTTGACGGCTCATTCCTGAAAATTGGCTGGCCGTCGATCACCGTATTTTCCTCTTCGGATTACCGTCGTGTGGCGCTGACGGATTATGACCGTTTTCCTGAGAATGTCGACGGTGAAGGGGATGCCTTCACGCTGGCCTCAAAGCGTACCACCACCTTTATGTCCTCGGGGATGACTCTGGTCGAAAGTTCGCCCGGGCGGGATATCACCGATACCAAATGGCGTTGTGGTGGCGCACATGAGGCACCGCCAACAACGGGGATCCTGTCACTGTATAACCGGGGAGACCGCCGCCGGTGGTACTGGCCGTGTCCGCACTGCGGGGAATATTTTCAGCCGGTGATGGATAACATGACCGGTTACCGGAATAACCCTGATTTTGTGGCTGCCGGGCAGGCGGCCCGCCTGATGTGTCCGCACTGCCGCGGCCTGATTGCTCCGGAACAGAAGCGTGAACTGAATAACCAGGGGATCTGGCTGCGGGAAGGCGAACGGGCAGCGGCGGATGGCAGTATCACCGGGACCCCTCGAAATTCCAGAATAGCAAGTTTCTGGATGGAGGGGCCGGCTGCGGCGTTTCAGACCTGGGAACAACTGATTTTTAAGCTGCTGGCGGCAGGAGAAGAGTATGAGCGAACCGGCAGTGAAGAGACCCTGAAAGCGGTGGTGAACACCGATATCGGACGACCCTATCTGCCCCGTTCAGCCACGGAACAGCGTAAAAGTGAACTGCTTGAACAGCGTGCCGAGCCGTTTCCCCGGCGATCTGTGCCGGATGGTGTGCGTTTTATTGAGGCAACGGTTGACGTACAGGGCGGTAAAAATCGCCGTTTTGTTGTGCAGATCACCGGATACGGAGAGCAGGGGGAACGCTGGATTGTTGATCGCTACAACATCCGGCATTCACTGCGCTGCAGTCCCAACGGTGAAAGTCTGCCGGTTGATCCGGCGGCATATCCGGAGGACTGGGATTTGTTGCTGACGGATGTGTTCCATAAAACATGGCCGCTGGCTTCTGATCCGGATGTGCGCATGCGTCTGATGGCCATGGCGGTGGATACGGGAGGGAAGCCGGGGTGACAGATAACGCCTATCGTTTCTGGCGTCGTTGCCGGAGTGACGGACTGGGCAACAGGGTGTTTCTGTTCAAGGGGGATGGTCTTCGCCGTGACAGGCTGATTAACCGTACCTTCCCGGATAATACCGGCAGAAGTGCCCGCCGTGCCAGAGCCAGTGGCGATGTCGCGCTGTGGCTGGTTCAGACGGATGCGTTTAAGGACCGTGTAAATAATGCCCTGTGGCGTGACACACCAGGGCCGAACTATATCCACTTTCCCGACTGGCTGGGGCGGTGGTTTTACGATGAGCTGACCTATGAAGAGCGCGGCAGTGACGGAAAATGGCGAAAACCGGGCAGGGGCGCTAACGAGGCGTTTGACCTGCTGGTTTATGCGGATGCGCTTGCCGTTCTGCATGGTTACGAAAAGATCCGCTGGCCCTCCGCACCGGACTGGGCACAGCGGGAAACGTGGCTCGTCTTCCCGCAGGAGCGTTCTGGTGAAACGGTATCCCCGGAACTGATGGCCGGGGCGAGAAAAACGCCGTCGCCGGAAGAAAAAACTGCGGACGGAGCGTGCGGAAGATAATCCATGGATAACATCAGGAGGCTGGTTGTGAGCACAGAAGAAGCCAGAGAAATGATACAGCGGTACCGTGAAGCGGAAATGACCGTACTGGAGGGGAAGTCTGTCACCTTCAACGGGCAGCAACTGACGCTGGAAAGCCTTTCTCAGATCCGCGCCGGACGTCAGGAGTGGGAACGCAGGCTTGCCGCGATGGTGAGCCGCAGGCGGGGAAAACCGGGATTTAAACTGGCGAGGTTTTAATGGCAATTATTGATGATGTGATAGGCGTGTTTTCCCCCGGGTGGAAAGCAGCCAGACTGCGTTCAAGGGCGTTAATCATGGCCTATGAGGCGGTGAAACCGACCCGGACACATAAAGCCCGGCGGGAAAATCGCTCTGCTGATCAGCTCAGTAAATACGGTGCGGTTTCCCTGCGGGAGCAGGCCCGTTTTCTGGATATCAATCATGACCTGGTGATTGGTGTGTTTGACAAGCTGGAAGAGCGGGTGATTGGTGCCAGGGGAATTATTGTGGAGCCTCAGCCATTACGAAAAAACGGGGAAATGGCGGCAGAGCTGGCTGCGGATATCCGCCGTTTGTGGGCTGAATGGTCCGTGAGTCCGGATGTGACAGGGCAGTATACCCGTCCTGTGCTTGAACGTTTACTGCTGCGGACCTGGCTGCGGGATGGTGAAGTGTTTGCGCAGATGGTCAGTGGTGCGGGAAACGGTCTGGAACGGACGGCGGGAGTGCCATTCTGGCTTGAGGCGATGGAGCCGGATTTTGTTCCCATGCGCACTGATGAATCCGCCGAGCTGAATCAGGGGGTTTTTCTTGATGAGTGGGGAAGACCGAAAAAATATCTGGTTTTATAAAAAATTATCCGGTCAGCGGCCGGCAGAGTGATACGAAAGAAATCGCTGCCGGAAAAAATGATCCACCTGAAGTTCACTCGTCGTCTGCACCAGACGCGAGGCTCATCCATGTTATCGGGGGTGCTGATGCGGATCAGTGCCCTTAAGGAGTATGAGGATGCGGAACTGACAGCGGCGCGTATTGCTGCGGCGCTGGGACTGTATATCCGTAAAGGTGACGGACAGGACTATGAAGATCCGGGGAGCAAAGAGACCGAGCGGGAAGTCCATATCACCCCGGGTATTATTTATGACGATTTGCGCAAGGGCGAGGATATCGGCATGGTCAAATCTGACCGTCCCAATCCCAACCTTGAAACTTTCCGCAACGGCCAGTTGCGTGCAGTGGCAGCAGGCAGTCGTCTGAGTTTTTCCAGTGCGGCGCGTAACTATAACGGCACCTACAGCGCCCAGCGGCAGGAGCG